GGTCAATAATATCCCTTGGTGGTGGAGTGTTGATATCGAATCCTTTAATTTGAGATTTTAATTCTTCCATATAGTTTAATTACCATCCGTAATAAGCTCCATATTGTTGTGCGTATGGGTCGTTTGCACTTTGGGTAGGTTGTGTATTTCCTTGTTGTGCGTATCCAGTTGTTCCTGGGTCAAATCCTTCTTCGTAACCTATAAGTAGGTCATCACCTATATCAGCACCTGCGAAACTATTGATTCTTTGTGTGTATTGTTTCTTTAGGTTGTCGTAAGATACCTTATTACCTTGGTATTGTTCTATGAGGGCGTTTACAACTTCCTTACGAGCTTCTGGTGTCAAGAACCCTTTAGCTTGTGTAGGCATAAGTCCTTTACCGTCTCCTGAGATGTTAATAACTCGTGATACTTGTTGTTTAACACCTTCTGGAAGAGTTGAAATCATACGTTGAGCGTTATCGTATTCTGTTTCACGTACAACTGAGTCAGGGTCTTGAGCTTTAGCGAATAAGAATATTAGACGTAGGTCATCAGCACCAGTTCCTGCTGAGTTTCCAAGTCTGTCTAGTAAACCTTTAGCTTGGATGGCTGAGTTTTGAACAATGTTGAAATTTTTAACAATTTGTTCTGTACCGAACTTATCAGCTACCCTTGTGATAAGAGATACTGTAGGTGTGGACAATCCAGATAATATACTGTCTACTCCGAATCCTTTGTTTGTAGAAGATGATTCTTTCTGTGCCATTCCTGCATACTTACCAAGTTGTTCATCGTAGAAAGCATCAGCTGCGCCTCGTTGTTGTCGAATCTGGTCTGGACTGAAAGCCATGTTAGGGTCAATTTCATAGAGTCCTGTACGTCCTGCTTTCTCGTTAGCTTTCTGAGCCTGGAGTCGTGAGAGTTGGTCTATTGCTGAGCCTCCTAGTTGTTGGTTGTATACATTTCCTTTGTTTAGTGAGCCACTCATTTCATTGAAAAGATTTACAATGTCTTCGTCTGAGTACTGACTATTACCATTAAAGTTAGATGTAGGTTCATTATGCGTAGTAGATGGAATAGGTGTAGGTGTAACGTATGCTTGTGGAGTAGTCTGTGGAAGAGGATTTTCCTGTGTAGCAACCGTAGAACCGTATTCAGGTTTATATGTAGGTGAGTTATAAGTTAATCCACTAATATTGCCACCTTGAGATAGATTACTTGCAGTGTTCGCACCACCTTTTAGTAGTGCAGCCAACATAGACGCTGGTATTCCTACCGCTGGTACTGCTGTTTTTGCTGCGTTAAGTGCTGTTTTTAAGTAGCTCATATTATACGTTGAATGGGTTATACATCTGTGTTGTTAAATTCTGTGTGCCACCTGCTCGTTTATTAGACTCACGTTCTGCATTGTATCGTCCTACGAATCCGAATGGGTTATATACTTGAGACTGTGTAGATGCGAATGTAGGCTTTTCTCCGTTAAATGCAGCCTGTGTTTTATTGAATACAGGTTTAGGTACGTTAGCTCCGAAGTTGTATTCAAAGTCACGCTGTTTAGCCCCAAAGTTATCTGCCATAGTGTTAGCATTAGCTTGGAACTTTTGATTGTACTGATTAAGGAGTGAGTTAGCACGTTCTTTTCTGGCAGAGGAAGCCCATGTGCCTCTAATACCTTCTGTATCATCTAAAGTGTTTTTATCTGACACAAGACCTGATTGTAGTGCCTCGTCAGATAGTCCATAGTCTCTTAGTTGACTTGATAAATATGCGTCCAAGTCACCTCGTGAACGTTCCTCTAACTGTTGGTAGTATTTAGCCTGTTCTTTATCAGCAATCTCTCTGTTTACTTGTAGTGTGTCATTTGTTACTGATATGTTATTTTCAATACCATCAACTAGAGATATAACTCGTTGGTCGCCTGAATCACGAAGCTCAGAAACTCTACGAGCAGCATCATAGTTACCAGATAACTCCAACTTAGTAATCATATTATTAACTCTTTCGTTGTTTTTTAGAACATTGTTACTTTGAGGACCAAATATACCGTCCACTGTCAAGCCTTTAGAAGCCTGATACTCTCTGAGGGCTTTTTCTGTTATTGGACCGAAGTACTCTGTTGTTGATTGACTCTTAGGGAAGAAGCCAGCGTCCTTCAACATCTGTTGGAGTTTTGTTACTTCTGCGCCTCTTGAGCCTTGTTTTAATGGTTGCATATTATGTTGTATAAACTATGAAGTTGAAATCTGTATCTGTGGCTGTTCCTGCATTGTTAAATGTTCTTACTACGAAGGTTGTACTTGTTATACTGCTAATGGTGTTCGTTCGTGGATTTCCTACTGTTTCTATTAACTGGATAAATGGAACGTATTGTGTGTTTCCTATGTTGTGTGTGACAGTGTAGATTCCAGTAGAACTTTTAACTACAGACCACCTATCCGAAAGGAATGGTATATCTCTAGCTCCAGCTGATGTTACTTTACCGAATCCAACTACAGAAGGTTGTGGGAAGTCTACTTGACCTTGATAATTAGGAGTGTTTGCGTTCTGTGCTTTTTCACCAGCTTTGATTCCAAGAGTTTGTTCCAAGGCGTTAGAAGATTCAGCCTTTATTGTATCTCTCTGCATGAACCTCGAATAAGAACCAGAGTCTTTTGGTGTAAACTTTACTGGTACAATTGGATTATCCTTTATAAACTCTTGTTCATCATTATTCATAACCTTTATCTGTTAGTTTCATTATTGTAGGGCTTCCAATAGAACAAAAACTTCCACCATAGTATGGATTCCTCTTCTGACCCATTACCTTGAAGCGGATTCTATTGAAAGGTACAGACACAAAATCTTTGAATAATGTAATAGTTTTGTCTGATAACTTTCCAATTGGTATCCAATGACTAGGGTTAGCATTGTCAACCTGGTAAGCAACGTCAAAACCAGTTGCATTTGAACTAGGATACGCTATACCATTTATTTGTTTTATGTGACTCTCCATCCCAAAATTTTCCCAATTGGTTTCAAAAGAGCCAATTATCTGAATTTCACTATTATCATCTCCTGATGCACTCGATGTACTTATTGAGCCATCACCACGTTCTTGCTCTTCGAATATAGAAGCAAATGTAGCGTTAGCACCTCCTGACGAGCCGAACAAATATGTTCTTCGTGTGTTGCTTCTGTCAAGTGACGTTGTTGTTGCGTATATAATGTTTTTAAAGAAGTTGTATACTGTCCAAGTCTGTGTGCTTATCGTGTATCTGAACACTTTGGAGCCAGTGTTAGTACCGCCGCCAGTATTAAAGTCATAGTAGAATGAAAAGTACACAAAGTCTCCAACAGACCAAACTCTAACTGGGTTAGTGTATCTTGGAATAATAGATTTAATTCTGTTACTTATAAGCTGAGCTGTTCCTCCGTCTGTTAGTTTGTAAAATCCAGTAGAGTGGTAAAAGTATATTCCATCGGTACCTTTTGTGATACTTTCTTGATTAGGTGCACCTACGAAAGCTAAAGGTACATTGTCTTGAGATTGGGTGTTGTAGATTCTAAATACTCCGTTAGCAGTAAAGGCATAAAGAACTTGCTGCCCTTGAACTAGACCTGTAACGTAGTCACCGTTGTTAGCGTTGATTGTTAGATACTGTGATGTTCCAGTAGTAGAAGCAACACCAGCGGCAGGGATTACGTCAGTATAGAATACTCTATTATTGGAGTTAACAGAAGATGCGTACCAAATACGACCACCGAATCCAGCGTCTATGATATCTATATCCGTAGGTGTTCCTGTTATACCTGCAATTGCTACAGGAGCTGATGCACCAGTTGTGTACTTAATTCCACTTAATGAACCACAAGTCATAAGTAAATTACCTTGGATAATCGAGTATCTAGGTTGGTAATTTGATTGGAATATATTTGTATATGTTGTTGCGGTTGTAGGTATACCAGCATCACGCCAGAGTAGACTTTGATTTTCTTGATAGTAAATTCTATTAGCAGCGCTTGCAGGTTGAAATAACACCGCTGAAACGTTGTTAGTAGCCTCTGGTACGAACTTCAAACCCAAAGGGATTCTGTATGTTAAGACTCCAAGTATATCGTTGTTAAAATTCTCACACGATGATACTGAGTTCTTTGGTGAAACATAATAAGACACCGTAGAGTCTGCTATTACCCCTTCTGTTATTGGTTCAAATGTAATGTCTTCTGCTATTTTAGCCATGTTATGTTATGATGATTTGAGATTGACCAGTGTAAGGATTTCCTAACATCGTGTTTATTGAGTTAACGAATCTCTTGTAGTCTTGGTCGTCTTCACCAATTGAATTATCTCTTCGTTTCTTTATAGCAAAGCGGATGTAGTCAATGTATATATTGCGGTAGTGTTCTGGAACGATGTCTGTCAAGTATTCTAGGTCAGCCAACTTCTCGTAGTAGTCTATGTATAAATTCTTTCCTTGTAGGGAGGTTGGGATAGGGCGTTCGAACCAAATCTTTCCATCGAATACTGTAAAGTAGAAAGGGTACGAGAATGTAGCGTAAGCCCAAATCTGACATCCATCAGGAAGTGCTCGTGATACACCAGATACACCAGTGAGAGTATTCGTAGCTAGATTGTTTCCTGTGTATGTAATAACTAGAATTGACTGCGTAGGGTCATCAGTAGCTGCGTATACAGTACCAGACGCAGGGAAGTCTCCTGAGTTAGTCAAAACGATTGATGTTGCAGATATCGCAGTTACACCACTTGTAGGAGCGTATCTATTAATATAAGATACAGTATTCCAACGTCTCTTGTCTACATACATTATAGGCACATTTGCAGCAACTTGCTGTCGTGCGTAGCGTGCGTTTAGGATTGTCCTGTTAGTCTCGTCGAAGTCTATGTTAGTAGGAAGTGTTACGAAGTTTCTTCCAGCGAGCATCTGGATAGGGTACTCAAAGTTTTGTCTCCATTCATTCATTCTTCCGTATCCAAAGTTTGTGTTTGCTAGGTTTCGAGCATCATTTAATGCACCAACAAAGAAAGAATCCGTAAGACCAGTAGTGTCTCCTACTTGACTCTTAGCACGTTCTATTAAGTACCCAGCAGTTGTAACACCAAAGGAACTTGAAGCTGCCTCATCTGAATAGTCTGAGTATACAGTAGCAGTTGCGTTTAAGAAACGTACACGGTACCAAGTTGTAGCAGTACCTGCGCCATGCTGATATACTGTGTTCGGGTTTGTCCAATCAATACTTGCTGTTGCGAGAACTGAATAAGAACCACCTTGAGATGTAGCTGATTCAATTACTACTTGATTGTAGCGAACATTATGTACAGGCTCTCCTTGAGCGTGTGCAAAAGACGTTGCAGATGAAACTACTACGGTTGTAGTGGTAGAAGAAGAAACAGAGCGTAATTCCGCTGTGTCTGAACCAAAGCTACCGATAACTACGTAAGGGTTTGCAGTAGTGAATAGAGAACCGTTTATTACAGCTAAAGTTGTAGTTCCAGATACTTGGTCGCCAAGGAAGTACGATGAGTTCAATGACTCAAAGAAATTCTGAATTGTGAGCGTATTTCCTGTGTTGTGGTCTACTTTTAAGAGAGGAATCATATTTATATTATATACTATTATTGGTTATTTGTCAAATCTACATGAACATTAGGAAGTTTGAGTTCGTTGCTGGAGCAGCACCACCTTCTCGGATACCAAAATAAATAAGTTGATTGCTATAAAGTCCACTATTATTTGGCATACTCGCTGTATTCGAACCAGAAGTCAGTGATGCGTTAGTGTCATAAATCGCTAAAGCTGGAGCGTTTGTACCTATTGACCCACGACTTGTTTGTGAATTTACTGACGGTATATCATTAGTATCAGTACCAGCACACGATACACCCCACGTACCAGTGTTTGATGTAGTAATAGATACATTAAGAACCGCATTTCCAGCATTTTGACCAGAATTAAACCCATCTATAACAGAAGAAGACTGTAAGCATCCAGTATATGAAGTGGCAACTCCTTCTATGTCCGTAGAAATAGTCGATGTAATAACAACATCTGCTGTCGAAGCAGACGGAGCGAATAAATAAAATGCCGTATGACGAAAATTTGTATTGAGTGTAGTAATTTGAGTCATAGCAACACCGTTAAAAGTTGCTGTCAACGTAGCAGACGCTGAACCGCAACCAGCATTTACGACAAGTAATCTGTCCGAACCTGCTGGAGTATGCGAAAAGGTAAGAGTGGTCGCACCCGCGGTTGTTCCTGTTGTTACTGCGTTAAATGCTATTGCCATATTAACATGTTGCTACACATCTCCATTTACTAGTAGCAGCGTTCCACACAAAACCTGCATCTAGCCTGTTAGTTGATACTGTTGTGGTTGGAAGAGCAACTGTGGAAGCCTCAAAAGACGCTCCCCAAGTTATAGCTCGTGCAGCGGTACCTGTTATTGCTATCCATAGTGTCTGACCATCTGTAGGCGTACCTGATAAGTTGGTCGTGAAGGAAGTAATGTCTACAGTTTGAGCTGTGAGAGAGTAGAAGTCTACATTGTCTGTGTTGATTGTAGGGGTAGCTGATGAAGTAGTCGTTCCAGTTCGTGGCGTTATACGTTTATTAGTTAGAGTATTCGTACTTGAAATAGAAGGAATTACAACTCCTTCTACAGCAATAACACCAGCAGCTGACCTTGTGATAGTAGTGTCCGTAGCAGCACCTAGTTCGATAGAACCGTCTATTCTAACAACTCCGTCGTCTACCCATAATGCGTATACATTAGTAGGTGTAGCTGTACCAGTTGGTGCGCCTTCGATGTATACAGTGACTGCGTTAGTTGTTGCACCAGCTCCACTTGTTATAATAGGAGAACGTACTACTAAGTTTGAAATAAGAGCGTGTGTTCCAGTAGCAGCTTCAGTGAATGTAGACTGTCTAAGAAGTGTTCCTGCGGCGTTGAAGTCAGCTGTTAGAGTAGCTGCAATACCTCCTGTACCGAGTTGATAGAATGAACTTGTAGAACCGAACAATTGAGCAGTAGAAGATGTTGTTGTAGTTTGTGATGTTGAACCAGCAAGTACTCCTGCGGTTGGTTGTACTGATGCTGCCACAATAGTTCCAGATGAGATTGTTACGGCTGAATTTTTAACAAGTTTACCCGTAGTACCATCAAAAACAACAACAGCGTTGTCTGTAGCAGATGCAGGACCTACCACATCACCAGTTCCAGATGGAGTGTATGCTTCCCATGCTGTACCACCTGCGTTTATACGAACAGATTGACCTGCCGTAGCAGTTACCTCAGTTAGAGTATTTGCAGAGTTCGCTACCCATATTGATAGAGCAGATATTCCAGTTAGACCAGTTCCTCCATAACCTGTAGTAATTGGGTCACTCTGCCATGTTCCTGTCGAGATAAGTCCTAGAGTGGTAATGCTTGCAGTACCAGCCCAAGATGAAAGAGCGGTGTCTTCTACATTACTGAGAGCTAGAATAGTTTTTACAGTAGAAGCAGATAATACCTCAACTACACCAGTTCCTGCGGTATCACGACCAAGGATAGAAGCTGTGGTTATATTAGCCATCTTAGCTAAAGTCACAGCTGAGTTGTCTATAGTCCACGTAGAACCAGAAGATGAAACAGTTATGTCTCCTTTGTCTCCATCAGTTAAAGAACCAACAGTTTTAAACTCAAGTGCTGTTGCTCCTGCATTTACACCAAGTACTTGATTTGCAGTTCCGATTGCGGATAATCCAGTACCTCCTAGTATAACTGAGAGTGGGGTAGAGAGTATTCCTTGTGTAAAAGCTGATGGCATCTTATTTGTTTGGTAGATTAGCTTGTAATGATTTTATAACCCAATTTCTAAGATATTTAAATGACTCTGTGCCCCAGAAAGCACCGAGAGCTGTGAACACAGTTGTTTGTTCTGGATATACAACTGAGCCTATTTGATGGAAGACAAACCCAAAGAACACGCAGACGAATGTATCAGAAAGGAAGTTCACCCATCCTTTCCAACCATCTTTACGTACTTCTGTTAAGGCATGAGCTAGTGCACCAGTAAGAGCAGCTGCAATTGCTAGGATTGTCTGTTTGAAACCGAGTGCTGCGATTAAGAAAGGATGTTCCATATTAACTCATCATTATTGTAGGGATGAAGGTGACTCCACCAGAAGGTGAAAAAGAAGCAATTGTCTGAGCTGAAATGGTACTATCGCTTTGAGTCCAAACTAAAGACCGTGAGCCTGTTCCGACAGTTCCGTTTGAATCTGAGATAGTAAATGGGTCACCTGCCACTTGTTGTCTGTTTGTTGTACCTGTACTAGCACTTGTAGCACGGAAGTTTGATGTTGCTCCAACAAGCCAACAGTTAGAAGCTACTACAGTTGTAGTCATCGTCATTGTAGAAGACGTAGAAGACTTGTTTGTATTTGAGTCTGGTTGACCCGTCTGAGCAGCTCCTGTGTAAGAGGCTGAAGCCGCACACATTTGTACATTCGGAGTGGCACTCGCTGTCACGACAACATTGTTTGCCCCAGAGGATGGGTTTACCAAATACCATAGGTAAATGTAACAATTATTCCCAGCGTTATCTTGCCGTTTGTTGGCAAGTGTCATAGCTGTACCGTTGTACGTCACTCCTGTGATTTTGTCTGTCTGGTAGAAACGACACGCAACGAAAAGAATACGGTCAGTACCTGTACACGTATGTGAAAACGTGAGTGAAGACGTTGTCGTTGTTCCTTGCGCTGATGAGTCGTAAGCTATTGCCATGAATTAATTTGGTATTACCCTGTCAGTCCTCGGAGTTATTGTGGTAGCGTCAATTTGTGTCTTCATACCATCAATAAGACCTTGATTGTACGCAATCTCCTCATCGAACTTATCATTCGATTCTTTTCTCCTTCGTTTGAGTTCTTTGATTGTTGCGTTGATATTTCCCACAGTAACTGTATTTGTTTTTACAACCACAGGCGCAGTTATTTCCTCACTTATCTCTAACTCTATTTCATCTTTACTGAAGTATTCTTTTTGTTTTAATGTAATGTTTTTCATATTATGCGTAAACGTAATCAATCCATACCACAAGCCCATTAGCAGGTGTTGTTTGGATACCATCAATGTCAAATGTAACTATAGCGTCTGCTGCGATAGCTGTATCTGAAATAACAGGGGGAGTCGCTGCGGTTTCTGAACTCTTCTCTGTTGAGTCGATTGTTATCTTGGTAGAAAGGATAGTCGAACCAGCTTCGTTGATATCGAATGTACACACACCTGTTGTACCTGCGGTGTCTACATACGCACCAACAGCTTTGACTGTAATTGCTCTGTTTGAGATACGATAATCACCACCAATAGTAGTTCCTGTTGTTTGAGCAGTTGCGCTTGATAAAAGTCGTACCATGAAGCGTTTGAGTTCTCCTTTTACAATTCCTGTGCCTTTTGGTACTAGATTTATACCAATGTTTGAGTCAGTACCACTTGCTGTGAATGTAGGATTATTACCTGTAGCAGCATTGGCGTATGTTAACTCATTTACTGCCGAAGCCGTAGCTGTGAAGAGGAATAGTTCGTTACCATTTGAATCATTTATTCCTGTTGTTATTCGAGGCTGTGTACCAAATACTAGCGAACCTGTACCTGTTTCGTCTGTTACTGCTGTAGCTAAGTTCGCACTTGATGGAGTTGCTAAGAATGTAGCGATACCAGTACCAAGACCTGATACACCAGATGAGATAGGAAGTCCTGTAGCGTTAGTTAATGTTCCACTTGAAGGAGTACCGAGAGCACCGTTAAAGGTAACGAAAGCACCAGCAGAGCCTACATTTATTCCAAGAGCTGTGAGTACACCAGTTCCAGTTGTTGTAGTAGCTGGAGCAACACCCGCGCCACCACCAATGACTATTGCATTAGCAGCTAGAGCAGCACTTGTAGCCCATGTAGAAGCTGATGAGAAGTAAGGAATACCACCTGATGTTCCAGCAACTGTGAGAGCTAGAGTTCCTGATGTTGTGATTGGAGAACCAGCTACTGAGATAAGTCCACCAGTAAATGATTGAGCTACACTTGTAACTGTTCCTGTTCCAGCTGTCGCAATTACAAGTCCTCGTCTTACAGAGAAGAACGCTTTAGCAGCGGATGTTATTACCGTTAAGAGAGGAATAGAAATCTGTCCTACCGTAGAAGGTTCTGTAGAAGTGAGTGCTCCAGCTGAACTCGCAGAAAGGAAGAATACGGTACCAGCGGTTGCTGTAGGTACACCTGTAGTGATGTATCCTTCTGTTGTAACGGTGAAGTTGTTAGCATCAGTAACTACTGTTACAATACCAATTACCTCAGCATTAGCGGCAGAGTCAGCTTGAGCTTTTGTGAATTGACCTGCGGTTCCATTAGAGCGTACAATGTCTCCTACGGATAATCCATGAGCAGTTTGAGCAACTGTAAAGACTGTAGCTTCACCTGAACCTCCACCTCCTGAACCATTAGAAGCGGCTGTGATTCTTCCTTTAGAGTCTACAGTTAAGTTAGTGTTTGTGTAGGAGCCTGGAGTCACTGCTGTTGTAGCAAGTGTAGCAGTTACAGAACCAGGACCACTTGCGGTCACATCTCCAGTGAGAGCTGTGATGTAGTTTCCTGTAGCTTGTTTAGCGTTTAACTGTGTTTGAATTGCTG